GCATCTTCATACAGTCGCAATGTAATCGGGCTACCAGCAATAAAAGCAGCTTGCACCGCTAATTGAGCAGCGTTTGCTGTGTCTTTGTTACAGCTGAAAGAACCTGTAGCATTACGTACTGATGGGACATAAGTGTCGAAAGTGGCTCCAAACTCAGTCGTTTCGACCGGCGACATAGAACCGTCAAGCGACCACTCCGACATACCCCCAACCACTGTTCCCGCCGTACCATACAAAATAATAGATCCTGCTGTACCACTAAAAGCAGCCATTTTTTAATTCTCCCAAAACTCAAGGTTATAGTTACCGCCGATGTGCCAAAATCTTTCTGGATCTTGGTATTGAATAATACTTTCACGTCTGATTCTCAGTAAAGAGTAATCATTGAACGTGATCGCACTATCTTCTAAAATACTATGCAAATCATCATAAGCCTGGATAGCTTCTAAAGGGAATTGTCGATCTGATACTACCTTGACCATGTAGATACAGTTCAAGCCTTTGTCCGTGAAAGTTCTTTCATCCATTCCCGAAACGAAAGAGACTTCTACAAAAGGCGGATTCTGTGATTGTGGGGCAAGTTGAAAATAGACAGGCAAGGAAGTAGCAGAATCAGCAGCATTATAAATTGCACTACCTGCTAGTAGAATATTAGTCATTTATAACCCTCCTAGCATCTATGTCAATCTGACTAACAATCTCTTCTACAGCCGGAACAAGATAAGGTCTAGCAGCCATACGTCTTGTACCTGTCTCTAAATAGATTGAATACTCCATTGATGGCCCAACTCTGACAATACCTTTAGGCGGATCTGGTAGGGCATAATCAGAATTGGGAGGTTTCGGAGTGTTACCTGTATTGGTATAGATACTGTTGCTGTTAGCACCAGTAAGATAAGGACTTTTGATCTTTGCTCTTGCTTCTACTGAGAATCCGAGATAACGAATAAATTCGTCATTGTTTCTATCCGCATTATCGACAATACGATCTAGCCGTCTTGTGTCGGACGTTACTTTACCTTTCATGGATGAATCACTGACCCAAATAGTATGTTCATCGTATACCTTCTCGCAAAGTTAGTTTTGGTCTAACCGAAAAGTGATTCAATAGTTGCAACCAGATCATAAAAGCTTCAGAAGCTACTCTTAGATTGAATTGGGTTTCGCCAGCAATGTAATTGATTGGGTATTCTTTGATCGTTGCTCCTAACTCATTTGACCTTGCAAGTAGTTCAATTTGAATTGGGTGCATTGTTGAATTGTATTCATACTTCAACAGAGCAGTGACAAGATCCGGTCGGTAGATTCTGAATCCTGAAGTCCAATCTTTCTCTTTTGTTCCATGTTGAGCAATACGACAAAGGAAACCGGCAAGACGGGAAATATAAGGTCGAAAGAATTTGCCTTTGGTATTATCGTAAGTGCTGAAGGGTAAGAATCTAGAGCCAATCACAAGATCAGCGCTATCGGCCAAAGTCAGCATTGAAAAGACAGATTCCCAATTATGGGAACCGCCAGCATCGATTGTTACAACGTAATCACATTCCCAAGCTAAAGCCAATTTCAAGCCCTTCAATAAAGACTTCGCAAGACCTTGACGAACTTTGTTATGATAGACATAAGCTCCATTGCTAGAGGCTAGTTTACGTGTACCATCTGAACTATTATCATCAATCACCAAAACGATACACCCTTCATTGACAAGGTTTGCTACTAATGGCCCAATAGTTTCAGCTTCGTTAAAAGTTGGGATAACCACGTTTAATTGCATGGTACGATCTTACCCTTCTTTGGTTCAACGTAATCGACTGCGATAGAAGGCTTTTTGACTTGGTTGTAAAGCTCAGTCATTAAAGGCTGCCAGTGCTTTTGAACTAACAAGTCCCAATCATACTCGGCATGAATCTTTTCCATTGCTTTCTGACTTGCTTCAAGATCCTTTGTCTTACCTCTATCAATCCATTCCTGATAGTTTTCTTCCAGTGTCAAAGTAATAGCCTTCTGATCTGGATAGGAATCGAATACATCAAACTGAGTAAAGTTTAGATGACTTGGTTCAAGAATTGTGCCATATTGAATCAGTTCCGGCATTGAAGAAAAGTTGCTTGTAATGACAGGTGTTCCACAAGCTTGGGATTCAATGATAGGAATGCCAAATCCCTCCGACCGACTACAAGCCATCATGATATTGGCAGAATTGTAAATGTACGAAAGATACTCGCTAGACATTCCCAAGAAATTCTCATACCGATCAGGAAAAAATACCCGATCACCAACTCCCAACAACTTAGTCAATGCCGATAAATTCAAGCCACCATACAAAGGTGTTGGTTCGGTGTGAACATACAAAATACAGTCGGGTTTGTCTTTAGCAAATTCAGCCCAAGCCATAATCTGAGCGCCTAATGCTTTACGATCTGGGTAGCCTTTATTAGCGGCTACCATGATAGTAATATGGCCTTGGTGTTTCAAATAATTCTGCTTAAATCCTTCAACCTTGTCTGCTTCCAAAATCTTGTATGCTGATGTCTCAAGACCATGAGGAAGGTATCGATTCTCTACACCTTGAGATTTAAGCAGCGCATGACCCCACTTGGAGTAGCTCAAAGGTAAGAAAGCATCTTGGATAGCATCAATTACTTTTGGTGGAACTGGGTAATGATCGACTGGCAACCATGGCAACCAAAGAGCGGGTTTAACCTTTTCCCCTGTGCCTTTGCAAACCCAAGCATCGATTAACGTTATGACAATGTCAGCTTCAAAATGGCGTGTGTGACTGCCGATGATATCACCACCATAAGCATCCGTTCCGGCTGGATAAACTTGAAAGCCTTCTACATTGTGCATTCCACCCTGTGAACCATACCAAGCGAATTGAGCAATATTATCTCTACCGCCAATTTCTGATAATTCAGCTAGACGGGGAAGCAAAGACAAGCCCTGCACACCATAACCACTTTTAGCCCAAAATGCATTGCTACTGTATAGGATTCTCAAATTGTCGGTCATATTCTACCCTTTGACTATTGAACGATTATTGTAATTTTTAGCTTCAGTTCTTAGATTGGTTTGCCAAGTGACTTTTGGCACAAAGGTCATTTGATAAGTTTGTGCTTCATTCTCTACAATATCAGAAATGGTTATGTCAGTCCCAACAGGGAAGGAAATAAAATAATCACTCTCAGAGAGTACCAAACCTTCCGATAGCCTTTCTCTGTCTGTTCTATTGATAGGCCAAATGTCACAGATCACAGTCCCTATAGCTGACCAAGTTTCCGATTGATTACCCAAAACAGAAGTACCAAAAGTAGCACGATAGATAGTACCAGAGCTACCCATCGCACTTTCTTCTACTTCTTTCATGTACTCCAAGTCGGTTGATGTAATCATTGTTGATCGCTTCTGTAGATATCACCATACATAGGTTTGGCTAAAGTCTCGTAATGCTTTGCCATTGTCAGATAGCCTTGAATCACTTGAGACTTTTTATAGGATCTACCCTCAAGGCTGAAATCAAAATTACTTGCAACAGTTGAGGCTTTCTGCTTCCAACCTTCACTTACTGCTTTGTTTAGGTCAAATTGATTACCAGTGAAATAGTAAAGTGTGCCACCAGTATTAGCATCGAATGTAAACCTAGCTTGATCAGATTCGAGGACGTAGTTACTGACTACTGTACCATTGCTATCTGTTACCCTTACCAGTGCTGTTCCTGAAGCTGTACCCTCAAGATAACCACCACTAGGTAAGTAGTAATTCTTGTAAACCGTCTGGCTAGCTTCCTTTTCAGGAACATAGAAAAGTGGACTAGCAAACAGAGTAACCTTTGTCCGGTCTAGAATTGTTTCGATGCTATCATCAGTAAAAATAGCAGTTCCAGATTCATTGACTAAAGCTCTAAATTCATCTACAAGGTTTGTTAGTCCACTTCTCATGATTAACCTTCCCCTAGCACATAATCGACTTGAACCGCAAGAGCAGTAAAGGTCCCTGTACCGTTTTCATTGTACTTGACAGCGAGCACATCACCAGCCGCTAAAGTGTTAGCAGTGCCGATAGTAAAAGCAGTAGGCACAAGAGCAGTCCAACCAACAGTACCACCGATAGTACCACCAACTTGAGTGGTAGCAGTACCAACCCCACCAATATTCAAGAGGGCAAGGTCAAAGTAATTAGTGCCATCAGCAGCTAGGGCATTAGTACTAATTGCTTTAGCTGCAACAACAGTGCAGGTTTTTGGAGCAACAAACACAGGTAGAACGTCGTCCGCAGCGGGATCATTATCAATATAGACAGTAG